AATAACGATATTGAACAGTTTATGAAGTGGAAGAAGGATAAAGCCTATTTATTTGACCATCAAGGAAGGTTAGATGCTTGGCAAGCTATTGCGTTATGTCGTTATGCTAAACAGCATTTAAAATGCGATCACATCATTTTAGATTCCATGATGAAGTTGGTTAGAGGAGAAGATGACTTTAACGGACAAAAAGACTTGGTAGATGCTTTATGCGATGTTGCTAAAGAAACAAAGATGCACATTCATTTGGTTCACCACATTAGAAAAGGTGGAGAAAGTAATCGAATAGCAGAAAAGAAAGATATTAAAGGTTCTGGAGTCATCACCGATTTGGCAGACAATGTCGTGCTTATAGCTAGAAATAGATTAAAAGAAAAAGAAACAGAACAAAATAGGATTGCTGACAATAGCCAACCAGACACATTTTTAATTACTGCAAAACAACGAAATGGTGATTGGGAAGGTACTTTAGGACTGTGGTTTGATAGAAAAAGTCAGCAGTTTACGGAGAGTTTTCAACAACCAATTATTAAATATTTAGAGGAATAATGGAAAATCCTAATAAAGTCGTGGAATTTTTACTAAGAAACGCTGGTAAATATGCAAAAGCCAAATCTGAACGTATATATATCGAGGAGTTTAGAAAGTCTAAAAAAGCACTTTTAATGCAAATAGCACAGTTAAAAGGAGTTGAAACAATGGCAGCTCAAGAACGAGATGCATATGCCAATGAAGAATATCAGGAGTTGCTGGAAGGTTTAAAAGAAGCAATTTCAATAGAAGAAAAGTTACGCTGGCAGATGGTCGCTGCACAAATTAGAGTGGACATATGGCGGACTGAACAAGCAAACAATCGTTTTATAGAAAAGACAACCTTATGATTACAAAAGAATATTTGCAAGATAGATTTGAATATAGAAATGGTAATTTTTATAGAAAATTTGATAGTAAGTCAAAGCCCAAAAAAGGAGATGTTGTAGGGAGTAAAAATAAAGGTGGTTATATAGAAACTCGATTATTTAACAAACAATATAAATTACATAAATTGATTTGGTTATATTTTTATGGATATTTGCCAAAATATATTGATCATATTAATGGTGTAACTTATGACAATAGAATTGAAAATTTAAGAGAAGCAAATCATTCTGAAAATATGATGAATACAAAAATGAGAATAACAAATAAAACAGGAATTAAAGGAGTTAATTGGCACAAAGCATCAAATAAATGGACAGTTCAATTAATGGTTAATCAAAAAAAGAAATATTTTGGCATTTATGATGATATTGAATTGGCAGAATTGGTAGCAATTGAAGCTAGAAATAAATATCATGGCGAATTTGCAAGACACAATTAAGGAAAATTATGACAAATCATCCATTTCCAATTTTATTGCATTTAATTAAACAATATGAGATTGCCTGTAAAGAACTTGATTCTGTACGAGCTTATGAAATTGCCGTTGATATTAGTGATATAGCATTAAAATTAGAGCAATTTGCACAAAATTTGACAAATAACCATGACTAAATCAGAAAAGGAACATTATGGCAAAGTTGCAAGACTGGGATGTATATTGTGTAAATCCGTACTTGGCTACGATGATACACCATGTGAAATCCATCATATCAGACGGCTGGGAGGAAAAAGAAAACTCGCACCAGTTATCGGATTATGCCCAGAACACCATCGAGGAAATACTGGTATTCACGGACTTGGGCGAAAAGGATTTGAAGCTCGCTATGGAGTTGACGAGCAAACCTTACTTGAACGTACGGAAGAATTAATAAAATGCTAACATTTGCTTGGCCATATAAGGAGTTAAATCCTAATTCAAGTGCTCATTTTCATGTAAAAGCTAAGAAAAAAGCAATTTATAAGACAGATTGTTACTGGCTAACCAAAATGGCAAATATACCTAAATCTGATTACAAAGAAATGCACATTATCTTTTATAAACCTAATCGTAGATATATGGACTTGGACAATATGTTGGCAAGCATGAAATCAGGTTTAGATGGTATGTGTGAAGCGTTGGAGATTGATGACAGATGTTTTAAAAAAATTACGATAGAAATAGCAGAAAATATTGGTGGAATGGTAAAAATTGATTTATACTAAGTTATCTCATGTTGAGATTTCTTTGCAAAGGAAAATAAAATGAAAGATTATGACGTTAAAGATATGTCCGATTCATCCAAGAAAATGAAGTATGAATCAACTAAGGAAAAAGATAAAGAAAGCAAAACAGGATTAAAAGATCCTGGTCATTTGCAACGTGCTGCTGATTATGCAGACGAGTGCCGTATTGGTACTAAGCCAATGATTGAACCTCCTGCTGGCCCAAAAGCCGAACCTGTGCGTGTAAATGGTGTGCCAATGCCTAAAGAAAAGAACATTTCTTCTGGTAACAGAGGCAAATAATGGCTACTAGAAAAACTCCATCGTTGATGAAATTAGCCAATGCCGAAGCAAAAGAAACTGCCGAACATATGCGTTGGCAAGCCGAAGATGATTTAAGAACACTTCAGCGAGCTAAAGAAATCGAGGCAAATCGCACTAGACTAGCTGCTGCTAAAAAGATAGCAGTTAGTCAAATCAAACAACTTGAAAAGATTAAAGGAAAATAATTATGGCTTATACAGGTGTAGCAGTCAGCGATCCAGTATTTGATACTTGTTTCGCAAATCAACAGCTAGGTTACTCAACAGCAGCTCAAACTACAGTAACTCAAGCAACTAGCAAATCAACTGCCGTAACTGCTAATTCAAGCAATGTTCAAATTACTATGAATAACGCTGCGTTAGCTGCTGGAGCAATTGTTAACTTTACTTTAAATAACAATTTGCTTAGTCCAAGAGATGTGTTAATTGTAAACGTAGCTGGTGGTAATGCAACTGCTGGTACATATACAGCGTTTGTATCAACAATTACAACTGGAAGTGCTGTAATCAGTTTATATAACGTATCTGGTGGTTCATTATCAGAAGCAGTTAAATTGAACTTAGCAATTATTCACGGACAATAATCATGCCTCTTACTAGATCAAGTAGTAAGGCAGCATTTAAGAAAAACGTGAAGAAGGAAATTGAAAGTGGCAAGCCAGTTAAGCAGAGTGTAGCAATTGCGTACGCTGAAAAACGTGAAGCTGAAAAGAAAAAAGCTAAGAAAAAATGAAAACTGGTTTATACGAAAATATCCATCGTAAGCAAGAACGTATTAAGCGTGAAAAGGCAGAAGGAAAGACTGTTGAACGTATGCGAAAGCCTGGTTCAAAAGGTGCTCCAACTGCCAAAGCGTTTAAAGAATCAGCTAAAACGGCTAAGAAATGAAAAAACACGATAAACCTATTCCACACAAAACAACTGGTAAAGGTAAGACTTATAATCCTACTGACAAAGGTGCAGGAATGACTGCTAAAGGTCGTGAGGAATATAACGAAAAGAATGGAAGTAATTTAAAAGCACCTGCCCCAAATCCAAAGACCAAAAAAGACGAAGGTCGTAAAAAGTCTTTTTGTGCAAGAATGGAAGGAGTTGTTAAACACGCTAAAGGCCCAGCAGAACGAGCCAAAGCATCTTTAAAGAACTGGAAGTGTTAAATGCAAATACCATTTCATATTGATCAAATCAACGAAATATTAAAGTATCTTGATGACGTACCACATAAATTTAGTCGTGGACTAGTTGACTACTTTAAAAACCATGTTGAAAACCATGTAAAACAAACTGAAGCAGAAAAAGCCGAAGCAGAAAATACAGAAGCAGCTCCTGTTGCAACTAATATAGAAACACCAGCAAGCTAATGTTTGATGACCTAATGGAGTTTTACCTAACTTGGCTAGAAATGGCAAAAGTTGTACCTAGTAATCGCTTAGAAAGACAACATGGCGAGAAATTAGCACAACAATTATTAGATTTATCGCAAAAAATACAAAAAGATTTAGACAAGCAAGTTACACATACTATATAATTAATTCATTACAGAGTCGTGTCTGTGAGATTAAGCCATTTAATAAGTATTTTGAGAGTTTAGGAAAGTAGTGTCAGAGTATTTTCTTAAACTACACGGCCTCAGGATACTTACTAAATGGTTTTTTTACTACTACGACTGTAATCGGACTCCATCCGACAGTAAGAACCTACATGGGTTGCGTGGAAGAAAACATAGGCTAGTTCTAACCTTAACTGCAAGCCTCGCTAACTTAAATGGGTATAGCACAAGTTAAATAGATAAAGGTGAAATGACTAACTATTTAACGATTGAACATTATCTTCGGAAGGAATAGAGCATTTACTTCTTAATGCTTGGTTCAAGTGTGATGATTCACCTTTAGATATACTATTGACTAAAATATGTAAATGCATTATTTTAATAACTAATTGATTTATATAATTATTGATGTAAACTATTAAAAATAACTTACCGATAATAAAAGACTATGCTACCTCACGAACCAACAGAGGCATTTAAAGAACTTGTAGAAACATCAAGTGGACTAGGACTGCCACAAGAACAAATCGCTGCACTAATTGGTATAACAGCTAAAACACTTGCAAAGCATTACAAGACAGAACTGATTGTAGGCAAGGCAAAGGCAAGCTCGGCAATAGCGAATACACTATTTAACAAAGCACAAGCTGGCGATACAACTGCAATGATCTGGTGGACTAAGGCACAAATGCGTTGGAGTGAAACAGTCAAGCAAGAACTCACAGGTGCAGATGGTGAGCCACTAACCATTCAACTATTACCTCAAGACGAAAACGCTTGAAACTCCATAGAAAACAAGTTGACGCTTTAAATGTCATCAATGGCGATTCTACCTATGCTATGCTATTTGGTGGCAGTAGGTCAGGTAAGACATTTCTATTAGTAAGACAAATCATTGTTAGAGCATTAAAAGCACCTAAAAGCCGTCATGCTATATTAAGGTTTAGATTCAATCAGGTTAAGAACTCGATTATCTATGACACATTCCCAAAGGTCATGGAGCTTGCTTTCCCAAATGTTCAATATAA